GCATCACACAATGCAACTCCGTCGCCACCAGCAGAAGCACCTGCTGTGAAAGCGTTGTTCAGAATTGAAGCAGCTTTAACCTGCTTTGTGTGTGCCATCGAACGAGCCAACGCACGAGTATAACGTGAACCAAGACGATCATAAAGATTGTCTTCCACTGCTTCCTCAGTAATTGAGAATGCTAGTGCGATAGTCTCGTGGTTGTAACGAGCAGTATATGCTTCGTTAGCGTCGTCAAAATTTACAGCAGAACCTTCCGACTTGGTTGGTGCTGCTCCGAAACCACTCAACATTACTTCTTCTTCGAATGCTCGATCAGAAGATTCTGTTGTGAAGATCTCTGCGTGTTGGTTTTCGTACCTGTCGTACTCCATACCAAACAAGGCGTTGAGACCTGGTTCCAACTCTTTCGCTAGTTGTGCGCGAGATATAGCCATAAGTCAGTCTCCTTATACGCCAGTCGTTGAAACAGTACCACCTGCAATAGCACCATTCGGTGAATTGAAGGAGTTGTTTAAACGAACGATTAATGGAATACCAGCCGCAGTAAAGTCTTGGTTCTCAGGGTCATCTTGGATACCCATGATTCTCAAGTTCAAGTTTGCGGTGACAGCGATTGTGCCGACACCCAACTTAGCAGAAGAAATACCAGTGGTTGTTGAACCACTTTGACCATCTACAAAGTTAGCGTTTTCAAACACATGTCCTCGTGCAGTTGCTTCACTTGTTAGTGTGCCATCTGAACAAATTGTGTATAATTGTAATGGGTTGTCATACACAAAACCTTTGACGGGAAAATTAGAATCCGCGCCAGATCCAGGCCAGTAGTTAGAAAAAACTTTCTCACCAGTGGTAGACGAAACGTATTCCGCACCAGCGAACACACCCACGAGACCTACAGTGCCCCCATTAGCCGCGCCAACAATGTCAATAAAGCCAGTTGAAAGCGGTTTTACGGGAGAACCTTGATAGATCGCGTTTGTGTTGCCAGCAGCAATACGATACTCGGTCGCACCTGTGGTGTTGTAGCCCTGACCGACTACACCAATCGGACGGAGTCCGAATGCAACGTTAGTATTTGCCATATTAGCAATCCTTTAAGTTAATTGGAGTCGCGTTCACGACCTCCAAAAGTTACACGACTTTGCCGATTATTCTGAATCGGCATTGAAGGATGTTGCTCCTTCATAAGGTCCTGATCTACAGCAGTCATCTGTTCGCGGGTTCTGCCCCCGTAATATGCAGTTCGTTCTTCCACTGTTTCAACAGGTATACGGCACAGCATCAGACCACCTTGACCAATCACACCTTCGTAACGACCTTCGTCGATAGTGGGTGCTTCATAGTCTGGATACTCATCTTTACGGACAGGTTCCCATCCTTCACGCAGCTTGGAGTTGACGTTCATTTTGTCTTCCTCACCACGCATTGCGACTCGAATCCAACGATGCACATAACCCGGAGGGGCTTCTGGTGCTTCTAGGTGACTGGGCGGTGCCCATGGTTTTCTGCGAGAGTCTGCCTCTCGTGTGGTAGTTTTTCTTGGTGTTCTATCTGCCATAAGCTTAATCCTTCACATATTTAGCGTATTCTTCTAGCGGTACGTTTAAACGTTTCGCCATCGCAATTTGTGATGGTGATAGTTTCACCGACCTGCGCCCCTGTTTTGCCGTACTGCGGGTTGCTGAAGCAGCAGCAGGTGCGACCTGTGCTCCACCCGATTTCTTCGCCGTTTGGAATTTATGTGGAAACTCCGAACGAATGCGTTTGTCTACCTCAGTATAATACTCATCGGTGTTCGGGTCAAACCCTTCTTCTTCGACAAGCTTTTTATGTATCCCAAACGCAGCGTAAGTCATGACCTCATCCGAACCAAACCACTCATTTTTATTGGCCCAATCCTCTGCCTTGGGGTCTGGTTTAGCAGGTGTCTGAGTAGCAGGTGCAGCCCCTTGTTGTGGCTGTTGCTCTACTTTTTGTTCCCGATCTAACCGATTTTTAGCCAAACGAACACGGTCCTGAACGACTGCGACTTTAGATAATGCTTCCTGTGCAGCAAACATTGCATCCGTATCTCCAGCCTCATACGCCTCTTTATACTGACGTTTGAGAGAATCTACTTCTGTTTCAAGTCTGGACTCTTCAGAACTAACATAACCTTTATCCAAGTTGTGAACTTGAGATTTAAGTTTTTTGTTTTCCTGTAAAAGTTTTTCAGCCATACGGACCGCTTCTTCGCGATCACGTTCTTCTTTACGATACTTCTCTGTAAGCTTTTTGATACGAGCTTGTACTTTAGCTCCGTATTCGTCCACTTCATCTTTAGGTTCTTCAGAAGCAACAACCTCCTCCGATTGTTCCTCTACTTCTACTTTTGTTTCAGTTTCAGGCGCGGTTTCCTTGGCTTCCTCTTCAGGAGCTTCAAGCTCTATCTCCACACCCTCTTCTTCTGGTTTCTGCTCTTCAATAGTTTCTTCTGCCATCTTTTCCTCCTAGACGTGTTTTATATCATCTGGTTCTAAGATAGTTGCGATTACTTCGTCGTCGTTAATTATACGAACTTCACCGCCATCGATCTTAAATCGTGAACCAGAATAACGACCAATGCATACCCATTGGCCTTCTTTGCACCATGGCTCAGAGTCGTCCCCAAACTTGTCAGGGTCTTTGTAAGCCAGTGGTCCTAGTTTCAATACATACGCTACAACCGTGGCTACCGCTTCACGGTCTCGTATTTCATCAGGGATATATAAACCACCATGCGTTTTGCTTGCACCTTGATAAGGCATAACCAAAACACGCCAGCCTGTTGGTTGAGGCAAGCGATCTGTAAGTGGTTTGTCTATGAGTGATGGATCTAATACGCGATCTTTCGCGTCAACATATGCGCCTTCGACAGACGTTGAGTCGGCTTCTTGAGCCTCCTCTCGTTCTTTCTTTACTTTCTGCGCGACATGTTCAGGAAGATATAAGGTCTTCGACATCGTCTACGTGGTTCTCCAGCAGGGCTTTTATTTCCTCACGGGCGTAGGTAAGGCCCCGTATCTCACCTACCATGAGTTTGTACTGCTCCCAATCTTTGGCAGCATCATGTGCGAGAGCACTTGCAATATCTTGTTCGCGCTCTCGTAGTACCTTATAGATATATTTTGCGAAATCAACACCGTCCATGAATTAATATGTTTTACCTCTATTTGGATTGTGTCGGACATCGCCGCCTGGAGCAAACTCTCTAACTGGTTCCCCTGTTGGTTTTTTAATGGGAACTAAAGGTGTTTTGTCTAAAAGACCTTCAGATTCTTTAGCTATCATTTTATCTAAATCGTTAGCACGTTTAATTGTACGTCCAACTTCAATATCTGCCATCTCTTCTTTGGACGGCCTTTTCTTTGGCTTTTTGGTTGGTCTAATCTTTGGTCTCTTGGTTGGTCTAATCTTTGGTCTTAGTGAAGTTTCCATATCTGGCTCCTAATCTATAAGTTCAAAATGTGGACCATCGATAAACGGACGACGGCCTTGTGACCTGCGTAAATCAATATACGCATTCATCGCTTCTTCCATAGTGCCTTCCCACTTACGAATATCCATAGGGTATGGCATTTGAGGAGTACCCCAAGCAGCACCCCAACAAATAGGGACACCAAGTGTAATAGCAGCTTCCTTGATTGCATCGGCTAGGTCATCGTACAAATTAAGTTCCCAACTTGCCCGTCCGTTCACATAGGCCATAATATCAAAAGCTTTACCCTCAAGGTGCTTTGACTTCATCGTTTGAGAAGCACCCTTGGCTACCAGTTCTTCCTGCTGTTTTTGGGTTCTCATCCCTTGGATCACTCCGAAATCGGTTTTAGAGAGCGTAATCGCCATTTTCACAACTTCTTGTAATCCTTCATCAATTCCTTCTAGTCTATCAAGACTTCTTCTACTCAGTTTGAAACTCATTACTTTCTCCTCACAAACTGTTTGTACCCTTTCACACCGAAAGAGGCTGAAATTGCAATGCCCAAACTGTAAAAATACCAGTCCGGTGCCTTATGAAGCTGCTCAAATCCCCTGTCCACAATGCCCTCTGCACCCGGCACGAAGGCAAGTATGAGTGGGATTGACAGCACAATTACGAAAAATTCGTCTTTCCAGGACGAGCCACTATTCTCTGCCATAATGCGTTCCCAATCAGCAACGCTTGTTTTTTCTGACAGTAGTATCTTGGCCTTTGCTTCGGCCTCTGTAAGTTTTAACTTCGCTTCCGCAGCTTGCTTTGTAGTCTTGGCATCAAGCCAACTACTAGCTAAACCTGCTACAGGTCCTAATAACTGTCCTATCATTTGTTAGCCCCCATATTGGTAAACCCGAAGTATGCCGCCGTTACTCCCGACACAGCAACAACATAGACCGCAGCTATGTCTGCAAGCAGGTTAGATGCTTGTTCTAGTCCCATCCAAGAGGCAAGCACGATAGCAAAGGGGTATAGAACCATACCGCTTAGAGCAAACCACGTCATGCGTAACTGTGCGTCACGCTTCGCATCTGCGTCTTCCATCATACGGCGACGATCCTCAAGCATAATATCGCGTTCGTCTGGATCAATCTTTCC